AAGGAAAAGCGGAAGCATCCAATAATCTGGGCTTTTGTGCTTTTATGCGCATGGATTTTGAGCAGGCCGAAAAATTTCATACGGATGTCTATGATCTGACCAAGAATGAGCTGGAACTCCTTATTGCCGACATCGGCTTGATGAAAATTTATCAGCGGACGGCGTTGAACAAGGAGTTCTATGATTACCGCAACAGTGCCTTGCGCCGTATGAAAAGGATAGCGGAGGATGACAATCTGTTTGTGGACCGACACGAGCAAATACGTTTGAATTATGCCCGTTCCGAATTTTATATCGTATCTGCTGTTTATTATTATTATCTGCAACAACGTCCCGAGGCAGTGGCTTCTATCAATGAAGTAACTGATAATCAAGAATTGTTGGCAGATACCAACCAGTTATTGTACTATCATTACATTAAGGGATCCGCTGCCTTGTGTGAAGGCGAGACGCCGGACGAACAAAGGCTGCGAGAGTTTGACGAACTATATACCACGTGGCGGTTGGCATCCCGTAAAGGGTATCTCTACTTTGAAGGGAACGGAGTGCAGGGGCTTGCCAACCTGATGGCCTCACCGGAGAATTACGAGTTTTTCCGGGACCGCCGTTCCCATGCCCTGACACGGTTTGGAGTACCGGTAGACTCTCTATTGCCAATGCGTCTGGGGCAGTTGGCTCTGCAGAAGTTCAGTCAATATAAAGATTTGTATCAGATAGCAGGCGCATATGTGTCCATTGGCAAATACCTGAATGCCCACAGTCACTATACAGAAGCTCTTGACACGTTAAAACTTGCTCTGGAATGTGTAAATGACCATCACCGCCTTTTCTATGACTGCCACGATAGTTTGGACTGGCTGAAAGCATTTGACCGTCGAGATACGATTTGTGCGGAGAAGGCATGGATGGAGCAGAAACTGAAAACCGTGCCCGAGTGGATTTCACGTATTCGTGAACAGTTGAGCGTTTCGTATGCAGGACTCGGGATGAAAGAAAAATCAGACTATAACCGCAATATTTACCTGGATATCCTTGAAGATACACGCCAGGATAAAGAGCTGGAAAGCCGCTATCAAGCATTGGAAAAGGAGGCGGGGCAGCTCAACGTCGTGTTGTCACTGGTCATTGTGGGCTTCGTGCTTGTATCCCTCTTTTTCTGGTTTTTCAACAAGCGTTCCAAAGACCGGAACAGAGTGCATCTCCGCCGTCTGCAGCTGATGCTGGATATCTGTCAGAAGATAACGGCATCCATTCCGGCAGATGCACAGACTGAGGAGGAAATCATCGACTCTATCCGGACGGCTGTCTGCCCGGAATTGGAAAAGCTGTTTGGAGTGAAGGACATCCGCATAGACAACGGGCAATTAGTGTTCCCGCGTCGGATGAGCAAGGATGAGCAGGCGATGGTACGGGTGATAACCCCCTATATCCAATGGGCAATCGACAACGGCATGACGTCCATCTCCCTTGGGGATGAGCGCCGCAGACTGGAAAAGCAACGCTACATTTACGAGCAGCACATCGCGGGGAACAAACGGCAAAATCTGATAAAGAAAGCATGTATGGCTATTGTCAACGGGATTCATCCGTACATAGACCGTATCATCAACGAAGTGCAGAAACTGACTCAAAAAGGATTCATCAAAGAGGAACGGATAAAGGAGGAGAAATACCAGTATATCGACGAGTTGGTTACTACCATCAACGAATACAATGATATTCTTGCCCTTTGGATAAAGATGAAGCAAGGAAGCCTTAGCCTGAACATAGAGACGTTCGAATTGAATGAACTTTTCGAGCTGCTCAGGAAAGGAAGCCGTACATTCGAGATGAAGAGACAGTCGTTGGAGGTGCAGCCTACGGATATCCGGGTGAAGGCAGACAAAGCCCTTACATTGTTTATGATAAATACACTGGCAGAGAATGCCCGTAAATATACCCCTCAGGGCGGTATGGTGAAAGTATATGCACGGCAGGAGGAGGATTACGTGGAAATCTCGGTAGAGGATAATGGTTGTGGATTGTCACCGGAAGATGTAGCTCGCATCGTGGGAGAAAAAGTATATGACTCAAAAGCCATCGGTATGAGTGACGCTCCCGACAAGGAGGAATTGAGGAAGAACAAAGGAAGTGGCTTTGGACTGATGAACTGTAAGGGCATCATTGAAAAATATCGCAAGACGAATGATTTGTTCAAGGTCTGTCTGTTCAATGTGGAGAGCGGGCTGGGAAAAGGCAGCCGTTTTTATTTCCGTCTGCCTGCCGGTATCCGTAAGTCTGTGTCGGTGTTGCTCGTCGTGTTGTCTTTGTGCATGTCATCCTGCCGGCATGCTGTGGAACAGACTGCTTCCGGAGAGGTGTTGCCGGATTCTTTGGCACTGCTTGCACAGAATGAATACGAAGCTTTGCTGGACGAAGCCTCCGATTATGCCAATGAAGCTTATTACTGCAATGTGGACGGAGAATACGAACTGGCTTTACAATACATAGATTCGGCAATGTATTGCCTGAACGAACATTACAAGCAATACGCCCATCCTATACATCGCTATATGACGCTGACCGGAGACGGGACGCCTGCGGAACTGGATTGGTGGAACCAGATGTTCAATTCGGATTTCCATGTAATTCTGGATATCAGGAATGAAGCGGCAGTCTCATTTCTTGCATTGAAGCAATGGGATGACTATAGTTATAATAATGCTGCCTACACCACCTTGTACAAACTGTTGGGAGAAGACCAATCCTTGGAAGAATATTGCCGGCAGCTGGAGCGTTCCACCAACAACAAGATGGTGGGCATTTTGCTGGCGGTGATTTTGCTGTTCGTATTGCTGTTGGGATATTACATACTCTACTTCCGTAAACGTCTGGTGAACCGCTGGAATCTGGAGCAAGTACTGGAAATTAATGGAAAGGTGTTCAATGCCTCCTTGTTGCCGGTTTCGGATACGGAGGAAATGTTGCAGCGTGAGGAGGATACATTGAAGGAAATCCCGCGGCAGATTGTAGGTTCCGCTTTTGATGCAGTGAACGAACTTTTGAGTATCGACCGGTTAAGCATAGCTGTATACAACGAGACTACACATAAGCTGGAATACACTTCCAATCCAGTGGAAGATACCGCCGTGGACGAGTTGCCTATCTGGAGGAAATATATGGAGAATTGCTTTGAGCAGCAAGAGTACATATCGGAAAAGGGTATACAAACATTGCCGCTTGTTGTGGATGCGGGAAATATGTGTCGTTGCATAGGTGTGCTGTGTCTGGAACGCAGGGAAGGTACGGAGCAGGAGACCGACCATTTGCTTTTGGAACTGATAGCCCGTTATGTCTCCATTGTAATCTTCAATGCAGTGGTTAAGTTGGCTACGAAATACCGGGACATCGAAGTGGCTCAAGATGAAGCCCGGCGAGCTTCCTGGGAAGACAGTTTGCTGCATGTACAGAACATGGTGCTGGATAATTGTCTTTCGACCATCAAGCATGAAACGATTTATTATCCGAACAAGATAAAGCAGCTGATAGGGAAACTGCGGTCCGGCAAACAGACAGAAGCGGAGGAGCGGGAAACGGTGGTTGCCATCAGCGAATTGATAGAGTATTACAAAGGTATCTTTACGACACTCAGTTCATGCGCTTCCCGCCAGTTGGAAGAGGTGACTTTCAGGCGTGCGACAATATCTGTGCCGGAACTTATGGCTACTGCCGGGAAATATTTCCGCAAAGTGTATAAGGGAAACAAGGCGCATATTGATTTTAAGATACAACTGTTGGAAGGACGGATTACCGGTGACTGGAACCAGTTGCGTTTCCTGCTTGAAAACCTGATAGACGAGGCTTGCTCCGTAACTCTGGATGGAGCTGTCTGTCTGTCGGCCCGGGAAGATGGGGAATTTATACGTTTTCTGTTTACAGATATGCGCAGGGAAAAGACCCGTGAAGAATTGAACCAATTGTTCTATCCCGACTTGTCCCGCATGACGGCCGGTGAGAAAGGAGAACTGTATGGTACGGAATATCTGGTGTGCAAGCAGATTATCCGCGACCATGACGAGTTTGCCGGACGCCGGGGATGCCGTATCAATGCCGAACCGGGAAAGGAAGGAGGTTTTACAATATATTTTACGCTACCGAAAAAATGAAATATGGAAGACAAAAAATTTAAAGTAATCATCGTTGAAGATGTCAAGTTGGAGCTGAAAGGGACGGAAGAGATTTTCCGCCATGAAATTCCCAATGCGGAGGTAATAGGTACTGCTATGACTGAGCAGGAGTTCTGGACATTGATTGAAGCCGGCGTACCGGATCTTGTTCTGCTGGACTTGGGATTGGGAGGTTCGACCACAATCGGGGTGGACATCTGCCGGAATATCTTCAAGCGTTATCCGGGAGTACATGTGCTGATATTCACGGGAGAAATATTGAATGAGAAGTTATGGGTGGACGTACTTGAAGCCGGTGCCGACGGCATTATCCTGAAAACCGGAGAGTTGCTGACCAAAACCGATGTGCAGGCAGTGATGGACGGCAAGAAGCTGGTCTTTAACTATCCGATACTGGAGAAGATAGTGGAACGCTTCAAGAAATCTGTCCTGAATGATGCAAAACGTCAGGAAGCAATCATAAGCTATGATATTGATGAGTATGACGAGCGTTTCCTCCGTCATTTGGCACTGGGCTATACCAAAGAAATGATTGCCAATCTTAGGGGAATGCCTTTTGGAGTCAAGTCGCTGGAGAAACGGCAGAATGACTTGGTCGGCCGTCTTTTCCCGCCTAGTGAACGGGTGGGGGTGAATGCCACTCGTCTGGTGGTGCGTGCATTGGAACTTCGAATCTTGAATATAGACAATCTGGAAGCCGACGATGAGTAAACTCCGAATGCCACATCCCGCTACGATGTTCTTCCTGCTGACGCTGGCAGTCATCCTCCTTTCATGGATATTCGATGTCTATGGCCTGAGCGTGCTGCAACCGCAGACTGGAGAAGAAATACGGGTGCAGAGCCTGCTGAGTCCGGAGGGCATACGCTGGCTGCTGCGCCATGTCATAACCAATTTTACGGGATTCGCTCCGTTAGGGCTGGTGATTGTGGCTATGTTCGGAATAGGGGTGGCACAGCATTCGGGTTTCATCGATGCATGTATTCGCAGGGGGGTACGACGTCCACGTGATCCTTGGCGCATTATTCTGCTGGTCATTGTCTTAGGACTGTTGTCCAATATAGTGGGAGATGCAGGATATATCATTCTGTTGCCGATAGCTGCAACTTTGTTCCAGTCCGTCGGTCTGCACCCCATTGGAGGTATAATTACAGCTTATGTTTCAGTCTCTTGTGGCTATAGCGCTAATGTGTTTTTGAGTACATTAGACCCCATGATTGCCTCTGTAACGCAAGAAGCGGCTGATAGGATGAATATTCCTCCGGGGCAGACTGGACCGCTGTGCAATTATTATTTTCTCTTTGTTTCCACGTTCCTGCTTGCATTCATCATTTATCATATTACCCGCAGGAGCTTGTTGCCGCACTTGGGAATGTATGCAGGGGATATTCATTTTAATGGCTACAAACAACTGTCCCGCAAGGAACGGAGAGCTATGTTGGGAGCTGTATTTGCAGGCTTGCTGTATATTGCCATTATTCTGTGGGCTACATTCTCTTCATGGGGGATATTGCGGAGTGTCAATGGTGGGTTGATTCGTTCTCCGTTTATAGTTGGTATTCTGTTTTTGCTTTCGTTTGGAATAGGTTTGATGGGGATGGTCTATGGTTTTGCCTCCGGCCGATACCGTACGGACGGTGATGTGATAGAAGGACTTACGCAGCCGATGAAACTGCTGGGCGTTTATTTTGTGATAGCTTTCTTTGCCTCACAGATGTTTGCTTGTTTTGAATATTCCCACTTGGACAAGTGCATTGCCATTTTAGGCGCTAATCTGCTGTCCTCCGCCTCTTTGAGTAGTTTATGGATATTGATTCTCTTCATTCTTTTTACGGCGCTGGTCAATCTCTTTATGGTATCTGCCACAGCTAAATGGGCTTTTATGTCTTTCATTTTTGTTCCGGTATTGGCAAGTATGGGCATTTCGCCGGATATGACCCAATGTGCGTTCCGTATAGGTGACAGTGCAACAAATGCCATAACACCTTTTATGTTCTACATGCCACTTGTCTTGACCTATATGCAGCAATATGATAGGCAATCCACTTATGGTTCACTACTGAAGTATACTTGGAGATATTCTTTAGTCATTCTATTGGCATGGACTGCCTTATTTGTACTTTGGTACATCAGCGGTTTGCCATTAGGACTGTAATGTCATAACCAATGAACAGCCCGCTTTCGATAACCCCGGTAATGGCTTTCAGTTTCTGTTCCAAATCAGGAACAATGTTGCTGAGATGAATGTCAAGAATGAAATTACCGCTTTCGGTAAATACCGGACCGTCTTTTCCTTCTGCAAGACGTAGGCTGATTTTTGAAGCTCCCAATAAGCGTATCTCGTTTTCCACATGGGAGAGAGCATGTGGAAATACTTCCACCGGTATGGGGTATTTGCTCCCCAGTTTGCTGACAAGCTTGCTCTCATCGACAATGATGTAAGTCTTACCACTGCTTTTAATTAGGAGCTTCTCCTTAAACATGGCTCCACCACGTCCTTTGATGAGGTTATTATGCGGATCCACTTCGTCTGCACCGTCGAATGTCCAATCCGGACGCTTATTCCACAGAGTAGTTTGCGGCAGGCCAAGCTGTATACATGTCATCGAAATTTCGGCAGATGCCGGAATGATTTCTATATGCAAAGATTCTTGTTTAACTCGTTGAGCTAATGCAAACAAAGTGAGATAAACGGTAGAGCCGGAGCCTGCTCCTATGACATCACCGTCTTTGGCCAGTCCGGCAATCTCCTGGGCTACCAATTCCTTACTCGCCTTATTGCTGATTTTATTTGACCATTGCAATTCTTGTATCAACTGATTTTCCCATTCCATCTCTTTAAAATTTAGTTGTTATTACTCTTTCATTCATTTTCGGGTCAATGCTACTTTTCCTACTTGAATATTCCTCCATATTTTTACTTTTTATAATTAGTAACATTGATAATTTGCAAAATGTTTTAATACATCTGTATATAAATACCGTGTATCTTGTTTGTAAAGGTAACTAATCATTACTTTTTATGTAGCAAATGAGCCTTTTATACATAGGTAACGAAAAAAGGTGATACAAAAATTTGCAATATTCGTAAAAAAGCGTACCTTTGCACCGCAATTAAGGCTGGTTCCGTAGCTCAGCTGGATAGAGCAACGCCCTTCTAAGGCGTGGGTCTTGCGTTCGAATCGCAACGGAATCACAACGATAAGGCAAGTAGTCGATAAAAAGGCTGCTTGCCTTTCGTCGTTTAGCTGGGTATCAACGATTTACTACCTTGCCAATTTCGACAGAATTTGTGCAAAAAGTAGGTAACATAGCAGAAACACAGCTTTCCGTAGTTCCACTTTTCCGGTGGGTAGAAATAATTTAGAAAACAAAAATGAGTACGGTAAGAGTCATCCAGAACAAGCAGAGATTGACCAAAGAGGGCAATGCTCCGCTATATATAACCTTTTATCTCGGTAAGGAAAAGTTAATGCTTCCTTGCAAAGTGTCTGTGCCTGCTGCTAAATTTGACGAGAAAAGCGGACTTCTCAAAGGAAACAGTAAGGAAGCAAAGGATATAAATCTTATTGTGAGTAACCTGAAAGCACGTGTCAACGATATATTGGTGAAGTTCCGGCTGAGGAACCAGGCTTTGACAAAAGATATTTTCATGCGGGAGTATAACAATCCAAGTGATTATAAGACTTTCCATGATTTCGTGAAGGAGCATATGAAAACCTACAGCCGGCGAATAGAGATGGGAACGTTCAAGCATCATCTGAGCTGTATGAAAAAGTTCAAGGCATATAATGAACTGTTACAGTTCCGGGACCTTACTCCGGATTATCTGACTGACTACCTGATTTACATGAAAAAGGAGCTTGGAAATACGGAGATAACCGCACAACGTAATATGTCCACCATCAAGATATATGTCACTGCAGCCTACAGAAAGGGTTATATAGAAGAAAATCCTTTCCAGGAATTCCATATCAAAAGAATAAAAAGCGATGTGGACTATCTGACAGAAGAGGAGCTGATGCAGTTTGTGCAATTATACTATCAAAGAACATTGCCGGAAAAGCTTCAGCTGACCTTGGCCTTCTTCCTTTTCATGTGTTTCACGAGCATGCACATTACGGATGCACGTATGTTCTGTATCGAGCAGGTAAACAATGATGTGCTGACTTACTACCGTGTGAAGAACCGGAACTGTAAACCGGAACCGATAAAGATTCCGATGCCGGTACCTGCGGAAAAACTTCTGGAAGAATGGGCAGAGGGTAGGGAAGAAGGACGTCTGTTCAGGAACGTTCAATGTGACCAGGTCGTTAACCGACAGTTGAAGGCCATTGCCAAAGAACTGGGGATTAACAAAAAAATATCGGCCAAGACAGGAAGACATACGTTTGCAACTATTTATCTCCGGAAAACAAAAGACTTATCCAGCTTGCAAAAATTGCTTGGACATAGCAATATCCGGGAAACGATGATTTATGCGCACGTCATGGATGAGAGCAAGCGGGAAGGCATGCAATGTTTCAATAGCTTCACCCTATAATAAGGGCCAAAAGCCGTACAATCGTGCGGATGATTCATAACGTTTTATTTATCAAATAAATGCGGCTGCACCGATTTGTACAAGTTCGTACAAAATGAGGTGCAGCCGCACGAATTTATGCTCTCTCGTACATCACCCAGTAGGGTTGTCCTGCCAAATATTCTACATGGTACCCGGCATCAGCCAGTTGTTTGGCCAGCGCCATCGGAGCGACATCGACAATGTTCGACAGCTCATATACCAGTTCAGCGGTGGTCTTGTAAGATTTCTGTGAAGTGGTACCGATGGGTGAATAGTTCTGGCCGATGAAGTTTGCTATGGCTTTCTGCCGCTCGGCTTGTTGCTTCTCCAATTCGTCTCGTTTGTCCGGTTCTTCGTCGTTTTGATAAGAACGGAATCCTATAGGCTTTTTCATTGGGCACCTCCTTTCTGATTAGGGATAAGGCCTAAAAATTCGGTACGGGCATTATGTAATGTTGCTAAAACATCCAAAAATGTTTTTGAATTGTCATAGAAATAACCACTGTATTCAAGAAGAAAGCCGATACTATCATCCAACAATTCTGCAAGAGATGCTGCTCGATTATTTTGCAATTTCAATAAGCAATTAGATATGGAATCGTTGAGTACAATTCCATTAACGGTAGTATTATCCATTCTCACCTCCTTTCTGTTCCAGCATATTCGCCTTCTCACTGAATTGATAAATGGAACGTACCTTGCAAATATCGAGAAAGAATACCGTGTCCGGGCATCCACCACTTATGACATGTGCCTCGATGCGTATAGTACAGTCACGTCCCAAAGGAGTAGCAGTACATTTCATACGTTTCATCTTGGGGTGTTCGGCATTGATGCGGTTAACCACATCGCCTATTTCATGCTTGAGTGCATCCAGGGAAAGTTCATCCTTGATAAGAACGTTTTTATACTTCTCTACATAATCAATAACCTTTTTCCATGCCCGGTTCTTTGGGGAATAGGTCTGCAGATGGTAAACAAAGAACATCATGCTTTGCCTCCTTTCTCATTAAAGGTGATGTTGACTGTCCCACCATTGACATAGATGGAAATGGATTTGTCGCTACGTGCTGCACGGATACGTTTACGTCCGGCGCACAGTTCAATACCCAGCTGGGCAAACAGTTCTTGAACCTTCTCTGCGGATACATAGCGTCCGCGAGCGCTTTGAGATTGTTTTGTCATAATGAAAAGCATTTAAAATAAAACAATATGTTATTAAAGACGGGAAAGGGAACTTTCTCCAAAAAACTGGAAAACTTATAAACAAAGAAAGTTCCGCTTTCCCGTTGCTCTTCACCTTGACAAGGCAGTGGGTGCATTAACACTCCACACGGGGGTCGGAACTATAGAATACCATTGGGCATAAAAAATGCCAACGGCAAAAATTGGCGAACAGTCTCGCCTTGTCAAAATGAAGAGCACTGCAAAAATGCAGGTTTATTTTGAAATGGCAAAAGAAAAGCGGAGATTTTTTATCTCCGCTTCAATTTTTATCACCCTTTCAAATATTTATCTACTGTATCAAAATCGAGAGTCACATCAACCATCTTCAGCAATTTTCCATACTTAGTCAAAATAGCTTGTTTTGCTTTATCATGTTCTGGAAGAACGGAAAAGAAAGCGGCGGTAAACAGCTTATCCAAACTTATTTCATGGAGAAGCAATTCTTTTGCCTTATCTTTCTCCCCAGTCGAGCAATACAGTAAGAACATTGCTTGAAAGTTTTCGTTTGGTACCATTTTCTTTTTAATTTCCTCTACATGATTACATAATGCAAAGAATCGAACAAGCAGAACGATTTCAATAACAGCAGTCAAAAAAATAATAAAATGAATAATTGTTTCCATTTGGTGTTTATTTATATTGATTCGTACAAAAATCAGAATAGCTATTCAGTTAACAAAAAGAAAAGCGGAAATTTTTATTTCCCATTTCCACTAATAATTTGATAGTTTTTACATTTTCGTTTTGCGGTATTATAATCTTTAATCCTATTAGCGTAGTATTTAGAACGGCACATGTTTACAAATTTGCAATCTGCATCTTTGCCTTGAATACCAGTTATCCCTCCAAGAAGCACTCCGCGTATAAGCATATTTTCATCAAACATAGGAGCCCCACTATTGGTAGCTTCTGCCTTCCCTCGTAAAGAAGAACAATTGTTAAAAGCTTTGTCTGGTGGTATAACTATTTCATTTTTTATCACTAATAACTGAGAATGCATTAAATGTATCTTATCAATATCTATATTGTCAAAATTATCCCCCAGACTTCTATCCTCAGTTTTCGGATCTTTATATTCATACGCATATAAATATAACTTTTCCAAATTAAGGGGTTGCTTTTTTCGTATTTTTAAATAGATATATCTCTTAATATATAGTCGCTTATAAGTAGAACGCACCCTAATAGGGTTCAATAACTGCCCTACAGCATAATCCTTAAACTCTGGAACCTTTTGCTTAGAAAAATCTATTGAGTCCCAACAGATTTCTTTAATCGGTGTAATATATATATTGCCATTTACTATAAAACATGCCCGAAAATCTTCTAACTTAAAATCTCCTTTTTGCCGAAAAGTGTGTCCCGCAGTAATGAATATACCTTTCTTACATACGACAACACCTGTTCCTACATGTCTTATTTCATTTTTGTTTTTATCTCTATATAATATCGAAAATATAGATTGTTCAATTAGTAATTCCATTTGTTTTTCAGTCATAGTATTATATGGCGAATCCCTTATCAAAACGCGCCCAAAGGTATAGCCACACCTTAACCCGGTTTTACGGATTACGTTTTGAAAAGGGATTCATATTGATAAACGTGTAGCTATGTTATATTGGGCACTACAAAGGTGTTAATTCTATTTCACATATCCAACAAAGAGAGACAAAAAAAGGCTTCCAACCCGTGGAAGCCCTCCTAATTGTCATTAAAAACCTTACGGTCTCGCGATTGACCGAGAAGTATCTTTCAATCCATTATCGGAATTTACATCATGCCAAGTGCACCTGGCTTATGTCATTCAGAAAGCCATGCAATGCGCTTTCTATTTTTTCAACCTGAGCTTTACGCGGTTTTTTCAAACCTGATGCGTAATGTCCCAAGAGTTTCTGGTTGACCCCCGTTATACGCTCCAGTGCAGCCTTGGTAAAAATACCGCTATAATATTGGAGGAACGACTGTACATCAAAAGTCCATTCTACAGATATTTCTCCTTGTAATTCTTTAGGGACTGTAGAATTATGTTTTTTATACAGTTCAATGGAGGCAAGAAGATTCTCTTTTGTTTCCTGCACAGTTTCACCCTCTCCATAGATACCAGGAACATTGTCAGCCCACGCACCGAACAAGTCCGGTCCTTTTTCAATTGTCACTTTAAGTTTTCCCATAATAAAATCCTCCTTTCAAACATATAGAGAAAAGGGGGAGCTTATTCAAGCTCCATATCCCTGATAATTTTCTTTCTTAGTCCTTCACCCATTTCTTTGGCGCCGTGGTAGGGCACCGGGTATCTGATACCGTTCTTGTCTTCATAAATCCGATGGCTCCCGTCTCCTTCACCTTTTATCCAGTGCCATCCTCTTTTCTTTCCACGTTTCAGTATCTGACTATGAAATTCTCTTGATTTAACCATATCTTAGTTGTTTCAATGATGCAAAGGTAGTAAAAATTCTACTTTATGCAAATAAAAAGAGCTTTTTTTATTCTATCCGGTAAAAAGTACCCTTCAGCACCTTGTTCAACCCATCAACATCTATTTCCGTCTCAATCTTCTCGCACAAATACTGCTTGTTGCCTATAAGAAACACCTTATTCACATCTGGCAGCTTATTGGCTTGGAACTGGATTGTGTAAGGGATATTGGAGTGAAACAGACTGAGTGTCGACAACCGATGTCCGACACTGTCCGGACAAACATCGTTCAAGCTTAGGGAATACGGAAGGAAGTCCGTGAGCTGTGCTCCGGTCTTCTGCTGGTAGTCCGTAAAAGGATAGGCATAATCATAGGCATGTGTCTGACCGCTGTAAGTTACGTTCTGCCGGTTGAACTTACCGGTATTGACAGCCACTTCCATGTGCCCGTTTTTTTCCTGCTTCTCCTTCAGCTCCACGTCACCGTTTATGGCTTCCTGGACATTGAAGCGCTCCTGCTTGGCAACAGTAGCCTGGTAGCCCACCGCGGGTATGTTCAATACCATGGAGGTGTACGGACGGGACAAATCGTAATCAGCTACAGAGCCATACACACCGACATTGAACTGAATAATTTTAGCCGGGACGATTCCGAGTGAGGTCTCTACATCGGACGATTCCGGGTCACGGATTAAATCCGCATACAAATTGACTTCACGCAGCGTATTCTTATCATTTTCATTGTAGTTGATATAATACCGTTTACCAACAATAAAGATTGTACTTTTCTTGTCACTGTCACCCATTCCGTTGTATGCGGCCAGCATTGCATCGTAAGAATCATATTCTTGTTTGTATGCAGCTTCTATGATGTCCCTTTCAATCCGCAGATAGCCGTCATCCGTATGGGAAGGTAGATTGTAGCCCACATTGCCAGTGCTCAAGTCTTTCTCATTCTTTTCATCTTCAATATCCACAGTGAACTCCCGTAGCAGGGAGGATGCAGGAATTATCTCCTTTCCGGATTCTGTAAAATAATCGTTAAGCCCTACGAGGCTCACTACTTTGGTGCGTTCGTTGACCACCGTAACCGCACAAAGGAATTTCTCCAGTTCATCAAAGAATTCGGAAACAGTCCAGTGCGGCAATGCGGCGGCCACCCGGTTGCTGCTTACCGCGCTGCATACATAAACGTTCCGCAAGAAATTGTTATCAAAGAAGGAGGTATCGAACGTATAGCCAAAATACTCCACTATTCTCTTGATGACTGTCAAAAGGTATGGTTGTACACATCGACGGCCATAATAGGGGCAAAGGGTAAAATTGTTCGTGCCGAACTCATAGATTGCATCGTTCTGAAGGTTCTCCCATTTGGCTTCCTGATAGAACACCGGCAACCATACAGCTTCAATGTCGTCCACCGAACCGTAGTAGTTCACCATATTGGCAGGTGGCTGGAAACGGTTCTGATTGTTGTTCGGCCAACTGATTGTACCTAAATCAAGTTCGTCAATATACAGATCATCATTCGTCAGCAGATTAAATTCCGCATTACCCGATACGAGCTGTACCTTAACCAGTGCATCTTCTACTGAGAGTAAAACCGCACTGCCGTAAAGCAGGCATCTGGCGTCAACGATGAGTGTGGCCGGAAGGATAGTCTTTTTTTTTGTCACATCCAGTCTGTTCACGTGCTTGAATATGGCATGATTAGCAGGCATGGGGAGTTCTATGTCCAAGGAGTAATTGGAACTGCGGGTGAAATACGGATTCTCGGAGGTGAACGTGATGTTGAACCCTTCAGGAAGGGCGGTCAATTGCCCGTCAATGTATAATTCTGTCATTGCTTGTTGCGTGATTTATTGTTGTTCAACTTCTGATACTCTTTCTGAGCCT